GAGACATATAAGAAGATGGATGGAGGGACATCTGCATGACAGTCAATGAAAAGATACAGTTGATAGGGCTGCTTGATTTGTACAAGAAGGAACTTGCAGAAAAGAACATAAAGGACAGCGCGGCCTAAAAATATGGCAGAGAGCCAACAAAAGCGTTATTCACACATGCAAGGGTCATGTCGCAAAAACTGGCGATTGAAGTCGAGTGCGCGTTGAAATCAATTTGGGGTACATGACCAAACTGCGGACATAAACGGACTATAGCATGTGCTATACTGATATTGTGCAGAAAGGCGGAATGAACCCCGCCTTTTTTGTACACTGGTGTGACGTGCCGCTGTGTCCCGGCGGTGGGCTTCCCTCTGCGCAGGAGGGGGCGCGGAGACTAACACGGCTATAAGGCTTTTGCCTTTGGCGGCATAGACGGCGATAGCTACGCCGATAAGCGCGGGAACGGTGCTCCCCCGCGCTTTTTCTATGCCTTATCTTTAGGAGCACACGAAAGGAGCGCCCATGTCCGAGTTAATTGTTTCCCGAGAGAACAAACTCAAAATCGACCCAGAATTTCAAAGCCTGATTCCCCCGCTGACACCTGAAGAACGCGCCGGACTGGAAGAAAGCATTTTGCAAGAAGGTTGCCGGGACGCGTTGATTGTTTGGGGCGATACCCTGATAGACGGGCATAACCGCTTTGAAATCTGCACTCGGCACAATATCCCGTTTGAAATAACGGAAATGTTTTTTTCTTCGCGGGATGATGTAATCGTGTGGATTATCAAGAATCAGTTCGGTCGGAGAAATCTTCCAGCGTATGAACGCGCACGGCTTGCTTTACGCTTGAAGCCTGTTATTGCCGAAAAAGCAAAAGAGAAAGAGGCTGAGCGCAAAACGACTTTTCAGAAATCTGAAAAGTCAAGTATGCCGCAAGTGAACACCACAAAGGAAATTGCAAAGGCAGCTGGCGTATCACATGATACCATTGCAAAGGTCGAAAAGATTGAGGAAAAAGCCACGCAAGAGGTCAAAGAACAGCTTCGCAAGGGTGAATTAAGCATCAATCAAGCGTATCAGACGGTACGCCGGGAAGAAAAGAAACAGGAAGTCCAGCAGCGCATTGAGGAACATGCCGCCGAACAGACTGGCGTGATTGATATTCAGCAAACCGACAGAAAGTATAATATCATCTACGCAGACCCGCCGTGGCGGTATTGGGAAAGCGGTAACAAGAATCAAGCCCTCCACTACACCACCATGACGATTGATGAAATCTGTGATTTGCCCGTGAAGAATATAGCAGATGATAACTGCGTTCTTTTTTTATGGGTGACGTATCCGATACTTCATGAAGCGTTCCGCGTGATTGAATCATGGGGATTCAAATATTCGACTGCGGCTTTTGTTTGGGTGAAGAAAAACAAACAAAAGGATTCGCCGTTTGTGGGATGCGGCGCGTGGACGCGGGCAAACAGCGAACTTTGCTTGCTTGCCACAAAGGGTAATATCATGCGGCTGGATGCGTCAATATCGCAAGTCGTGGAAAGCCCGATTGAAGAACACAGCAAAAAGCCTGACATTGTACGGGATCTCATCACGCGGCTCGTAGGCGAATTGCCCCGCGTCGAGCTTTTCTGCCGCAATCCTGCCGAAGGGTGGGACGTATGGGGGAATGAAGCGTGATTTGCGACTTCAATAGGGATTTTGAATATTCGCTTGGCGAACGGCAGCGGGTGGATTGCGACATGATACAAAGGGCAATACCGAACTGCGTGAGCGTAAAAAAAACAAATACCGAGCAGGATAAACGCGGCATTGATTATGTTGCCACACTGGACGGCGGTGCGACAATCAACATAGACGCAAAGGCAAGGCGAAAGGGCGCTGTCAAACAAGGATATGAACCGCGTGTTGCCCTTGAATTGTGGAGTATATGTCCCGACAGCTGGCACAAAGGGAAACCGGGCTGGACGTGTTCAAGGTCAACCGAGGTCGATATGATTCTCTACACGTTCGACAGGTCGGAATGGGACAAATATTATTTAGTGCCATATCAGCATTTACGCATGGCATTTCAGCGCAATTACAAAACGTGGGCGCAGAAATACCCTCCGCGCAAGCAAGACAACGGGGCATGGAAAAGCGAAGCAATGTTTGTCCCTGTGTCCGTGGTCTTGGATGCAATAACAGCACAAATGACAGGAATAGCATAAAACAGTGAAAGGAGGGCGGCTGATGGCTGCTAACAGCGGAAAAACAGCGCGTGGCCGCCCGTTTCAGAAGGGCCAGAGCGGAAACCCGAGCGGCAGGCCGAAGCAGACGCAGGAGCAGAAAGACGCGCTTGCAATGATAAAAGATATGGCTCCATTGGCGGTGGAATGGCTGCACAATATCTTGACGGACGCGAGGACGAAGCCAGAAACACGGCTTCGCGCAATCGAAATGGTTCTTGACCGGGCGTATGGCAAACCCGTTATGCAGGAAGCTTCATCGGACATCACAAAGAACGAGCTGCTTCTTTCCCTGTACGACATGGAACGGAGGGCGGGCCTGTGATTGAGTGGAGCGAAAAGCAACGCGCGCTCATCCTTGCGCCCTTCGACCATACTATAGACTGGAACGAGGGCACACCGAGAAGCGGAAAGACCACGGCGGGCACGATGCGCTTTGCGCGGCATCTGATCCGCAGCCAGGACATCAACCACTTAGTGACGGCCTACAGTGCGGAACAGGCGTACAGGCTTGTCATGGATGGGGACGGCTTCGGCCTGCTGCACATCTTCCGGGGCTTTTCCCGCGTGTCCCATGATGACAGCGGCGCGCATCTGGCGGTGACCCTGCCGGACGGCGAAAAAAAGGTCTATTGGAAGGGCGGCGGCAAGGCGGACAGCCACAAGGCCATTACAGGTATGAGCCTGGGCAGCGTGTATTTCTGTGAGATCAATCTGCTGCACGAGGACATGATCCAGGAGTGTCTGCGGCGAACCTACGCGGCCAAAGACCGCTGGCACATCGCTGATCTGAATCCGCCCTCCCCTGCTGACCCGTGCATTAAAAACGTGCTGAACGTGCAGGACTGCCGTTTTCTGCACTGGACGTGCGCCGACAACCCCGTCCTGACGCCGGAGCGCCTGGGTGAGATCGAAGCGGCCTGCAAAAAGTCGCCGTTTCTATATAAGCGGGACTGGCTGGGCGAACGTGTCATCCCGGAGGGCGTCATTTACTGGATGTTTGACCCGTCGCGGCACATCCTGAATAAAGCCCCGGACAACATGACAGCCGTGGAGGCTTTCGTGGCCGGTGACGGCGGCACGACGGACGCTACGTCCATTGGCTTTTACATTGTGGCACATAACGCCGTGGGGCCGTTCCAGCGGCCCACCGACTACCGGCTTTACCGCGTGGGCAACTGGTACTATAACGGCGCACAGATGGCGATGAGCGACCAGGCACGGCACATCGTGGGCGACTTCCTGCCGTACATGCGCAACAAGTACGGTATGCGGGAGAGCAGCGTCTACATTGACCCGGCCTGCAAGGCGTTGCGGCTGGAGATCGAAAAGCTGGGCGTGCCCACATCCGGCGCGGACAATAACGCGCATGACATCCGCGGCACAACCAAAGGCCTGCGCGTGGGCGTGGAGATGCTGCAAAGCGGCATCAGCGACGGCAAGTTTTACCTGATCGAGGATGAGCGCTATGGAACCGAGCCTTTTGTCAAAGAGGCCGGTCTTTATTGCGTGGACGCCAACGGGCAGCCGGTGGACGCATACAACCACGCCATGGACGAATGCAGGTACGGCTACAATCATTTTGCCAAAGCCTACGGGCTATGGGGCATGTGAGGTGAGGCGAAATGCAGTTTGCACGAAAAATAAGAGACTGGGGGCGAAGGCTCATGGACAGGACAGCAAGCGCAACGGGCATCGCCCGGGAATACAGAACCATTTTCGACCTGGGCGGCGTGCCGTCCTTCGCGCAGTTTTATGACTTCGGTATTTTCGTGTGGAAAATGATCTACCGGGGCTTTTACAAGCCATGGCACCTGATCCCCGCGCCTACCATTGCAGACCCGAACGCGCGGCGGCAGGTGTACCGCATGAACGCCGCCAAGGCCGTTTGCGCGGAGCTGGCTGGGCTTGTTTGGGGCGAAGAGTGCCAGATCAATGTGAGCATGGACGGGCGCGAAAGCACGGACGAAAGCCCCGACCCGCTGAACGCCTTTGTGCAAAAGGTGCTTTGCGAAAACGCCTTTGCCGAGAAGATGCAGGAGAGCATTGAACAAGCCTGCGCCCTGGGCGGCAGCGCCATGAAAGTGTGGCGGGAGATCAGGCACGACAGCGAGGGCCGCGAGGTGGACGGCACCGAAAAGCTGAAGATCGGCTATGCCATGGCTGACCAGTTTGTCCCCATCAGCTGGGACAATGCCCATGTGCACGAGGGCGTCTTCATCTCCCGTGTGGCGAAGAAGGGATGGTACTACACGCGCCTGGAGTGGCACATCTGGGACGGCATGACCTATGCCATCCGCAATGAGCTTTACCGCAGTGAGATGCGGAAAGGCGCGAACGGCGACAGCCAGGACATCCTGGGCATTCGCGTGCCGCTGGCGGAGATGTACCCTTATTTGGATGAGGAAACCATCGTGCCCGTAGGTGAAAGCCTTTTCTGCTACTGGCGCACACCCATTGCGAACAACCTGGACGATAACAGCCCCCTGGGCGTGAGCGTTTACG